CACGAAAGAAGACATGGCGCGCGGCGGTCGTAACGGTAAGCGCGGCCCGTCGATTAAAACGCAGCTCCAAAACATTTTGGCGGGCGACGTGCCGACGGTAGTTTTAGAGGTTTTGAAAAACCGAAAAGTCACCGTCGGCGATAAACAAGTGCCGGCCCCGATAAAACCGATGGATACACACGCGGCGCGTGCGGTGGCGTTAGTGCTACTGAAAAACGCATTGGCTGACGAGGCGTGGGCGATTAAAACTCTTGCCGAGTACATAGACGGCAAGCCTGCGAGTAACGACACGCTTACTATTAAGGCGCTGACGCCTGCCGAAATTGCGGAGCACGACGAAAAGGCAAAAGAAGTTTTCGGGAAGTACGCACTCGCGCCTCGCGGGCAGATAGTCGAGACAACCGCCGAAAAAGTTAATGAGTGATTTCGCATGGCACGCGGCGCTTGACGATTGGCTGGCAGAGCCGCACAAATTCGGGCACCTCTTAGGCTTTGAAAAACTAACGCCTGAACACGATCAGTGGATTAACTTTTTTTTACGCGTACCGCAAGGCGGGCGCGACATTCTTATGGCGCATCGAAACTCGTACAAAACGACATGCGGTCTCGTTGCGCTCACGCTGCTTTTTATGCTCTACCCCGAATTGCGGGTTTTGATTGTCCGTAAAACTGACACGTATGCCGCCGAGGTGGTGCTCGCGCTGCAAAAAATCTTTCTTCACAATCCCGTTGTGCGTATGTATTTAATCGCGCGGTGGAAGTGTCAGTCAGCGCAGACAAAAGAATGGTCCCAGGAGAAAACGGTTTTCGCGTTTAAGCGACGCGTGACTGTTCAACCATCTTTAACCGCTGCGGGCATCGGGGGCAGCATTACAGGCGCGCACTTTGACTATATATGGCTCGATGACATCGTAACGAAAGAAGACCGTTACAGCGGCGCAGAGCGTGAGCGCACAAAGTCTTTTGTCTACGAGACAGCGAACGTCATTGAGCCTACCGGGTCGATAATGATAACGGGAACGCCGTGGCATGAAGACGACTATTTTTCGACGTTGCCAAAGTCTATGTTTGAGGGCCGTAAATTTCGTATAGGCGAAATTCACATACCCGAGATAACGCCCGAGTGGGTAGCTAAGAAAAAACAAGAAATGACGCCAAGCCTGTACGCAGCAAACTACGAGCTTGAACATATATTTTCTGACGACGTTATCGGAGCTTTTGAAACTGATGCAAACTGGGATTGCGCTTATTGCGTGGCGTTTCTCGACTCGTCATTTAGCAATAAGAAAAAAACTGACAGCACGAGCGTTTCTATTGTCGGCGTAATAACTCGTGGCCCGGAAAAATTGTTTTTGTTCACCGGGCGCAATTTTCCGAAATCAATTGCAGACCCTGAGACACAACGCGGCGTTTTAACTATGCTCGCGCAGTTCAAACCGATTGACACTTGCCTTGAAAGTCAGCTAAGCGACGCAACCGAAATCTTTTTTACGGCACTGAAAGAGGCGGAAAAAAGATTTACGCCGCAATGGCGCAATAACTGGACAAAGAAGCATCAGAGCACGGCGAAGCACGAACGCATAACGTCACACGTTGCGGCGAATAAATACAAGCTGCGCGCACTCGCGGGCACCGACCCGGCATACCTTGCCGAAATTGCGAACTATAATAAATTCGCAGAGCATGACGACGCGCCCGACAGTTTAGCCGGCGCAGTGGAGCTGTGGCAAACGTCGCCAAGCGTACGGCAATATATCCGCTTGATGGGCCTTGCGCAAAGTGCTTTACGCGGTGCGTGATGCGAGTTTATCGGGCGCACAATCTATGCACGTTCTCATTGGCACAAAATCGGGTGTAAGCTACCCGAAAGAAGGCGACGCCCCCGCAGTAAAACTCGCAGATGTCGCCCGGTGGAACGAGTTCGGCACTGAGCTTATTCCGCCGCGCCCTGCGTTTCGTGTCGGTGCTGAGAATGCAATAAAAAATAACGGCGGAGATGAAACAAAGCTAATCGACAAGTATCTGGCAAATCTCATTGACCCGAAAATGACACCGCAAACGCTGAAGAAACTGGAAAAAAGTTTTATGGAAAATATGGCAAAACGAATAGTGCGTGAAGTTAAGCAGATTATCAAGCAAGGCAGCACGTCGCCGAACGCGCCCGCAACGATTGCGAAAAAGGGTTTCAATCATCCACTTATGGAAACCGAGTTGCTGTATGATAACGTAGCCGCCGAGGTCGTGAAATGAGCGCGGCGAACGAACTGCACGGCGTCTTGCGTGCGCTGAATGTTTTGCAGTCTTTGCCGATCACGCAACTTGCCGAGAATAAAACGCTCGTCGATCAGGTGTCAAACGTCGTTTCGTCGAATACGTTTCACGGCATGATTGAGCAAATCAAACGCGACTATGAAAACGAACGCGCCGCACGGCTGACGCCCGGCCCGCAGCAGAACGGCGATTTAGTTTCTGCGTTTGTGCAATGGCAAAACCGCACGGCGCAAAAGTATGCCAAAGTGGCAACGCCGCTCGAAACGCAGATTTACAACGTCGGGCACGAACTCAAAAACCGGGGCACGGTGGACACACGCCGTACGAAAGAGTACGCGGCGTTCAAAGAAGTACACCACAGCATCTATTCAAACGTCGGCCTGCAAATCAATTCGATGAAAGACCCGACGCTTGTCGGCAATTACATTGACTACACGCCCTACCTGTATAACTATAAAGACTACCTCGCTATACCGACGCTTTCTAAGATCGTTGACAAGCCGATAGCGTATGCGCTGCGCGATTTACCCGAAGCGGTTTTCGACGACAAAGAACTGACAAAAGCCCTCGCCGATCATTTCAACAAAATGAACCTGCGCGAAACGCTCGCGAAAATGCTTCTCTATTCTGACTGTTCGCCGCGCGGCTCGCTGCTCGTACCTGTGCAGAGAAACGGGCGCGTGACGTTTACCGCGTTTAACGACTCTTATTTTTCGTATGCGACGCGCTCGCGTTTCTCTGCTATTGACGACACAAACGACGTGGGCGAGTTGTTCTGCCTCGGTTACAGTTTGAAAAACGACGTCAGCGCGAAGTTTCTTTGCCCTGGCTTTGAGCCGATGCTGGGCGTGGGTAAAAACCGCGTTGCGCAATTACGCGAGGCCGCAGAGGCAATTAACCTTTACATTTATACGATAAAGGTTTTATGCGTGCGCGCTCAGACGATCATTCAAAAGCACAACGGCGAAGGCATGAACGACGCCTTACTCGCTGCGCTTGAAAAGAACTTGGCGAACATAAACAAAACTTTGACGTTGAACGACATAACGCGCATCGACTCGGGTACCGAAATGGAGATTTTGTCGTCGAATTTTTCGCCCGGCTTCGCGGACATCGCGAGCGCGCTAAAAGAATTTATCGGCATACAGGCCGGTATGCACTCCGACTTTTATTTCGGCTCGTCGTCTGCCTATCAGGCGAACAACTTTAATGTGATGACCACGAACGCCGACATTCATTCAGATATTCAGCGCGGTAAAATTGAACCAGTTTTCAAGTTTATTGTCGATACGGTTTTGACTTACGACGCGCGCTTTGGCAAATACAAAGACCTTGCGGGCAAATTCGACGTTGAGTTTGCGCCGCTCTACCAGTACACCGAAAGCGAAAAACTGGACGAAGACAAAAAGAAAATCGATAACCTCGTTTCGATGAATGACAGCCGCGAATTAGAAAACGGTTTTCGTGCGCTTGGCGTTTTACGCGATGACGTAGATTTACCGGGCGGCGAACCTGCGCCGGCTGATTTGACTTAGTGAGGGAAAATGAAAGCAACTGAATTTTTGAAAGAGTTTGACGCTTGCGTCGGGCACGACGTAGCTGCTGACACTAAGGCTTTTCGCGGAAAGCAACACACTAATGGCACAGTAGAGTTTCCCACGTTTCAGCATCGGGGTATACGGTCGAGATTTGGGCCGATGAGCGTGGCGCGTTTTCATATTTTATCATTGAGTTAGATTCACGCGAACGCCCCGGCGGCACGTCGTTTCAAGACGCCCGCAACAAAGCAATTAGTGAGCTTAATTCTAAGCCCCCTCGCTAAGTGATAACCGTCTTTGAACAATTCGCCCCAAAATATAAAAAGATCGTGCGCAACTTTGCGCTGACGGTCTGGAAGTGGGGCAGTCAGTCGAAAGAAAGCGTCAACGCCGAAAAAGAACTACTCAAAAAGGCCGACACGTTTCGTATGCGCTATGAACGCGCGCTCAAAGAGTATTACCGCGAAAAAGAAATTCGCATTTGGCCCGGCACGATTAAGGCTAAGGGCTATGAGTGGCTACGCGAACAGAAAAGCCTTGCCGCAACAGTAAAGGTTGTGGCCGACGCTAAGAAAAATAAACTCGCGGTCGAAGAATTTGAGAAGCTGCGCAAAGAGTCCCCCGGCGACGTTCAGCGTTTACTAAATAAAGTTTACCTCAGCCCTGAGCAACGCAAAAACGGCGAAAATGTTTTCGGTGTGTTTTCGTTCAAGGACGAAATGGCGAAAAAGGCTGAGCAGATCGGCGAAGAAGGCGCGTTCGACCTTGGCGCGAAAATAAACGATGCTGTGATTGGCGACCTTGGCGACCGTTACAAGTGGTGCACGCAAGAAGACTCGCGAGTCAGAAAAACGCACAGAATGCTAAACGGTAAAACCTTTCTGTGGACAAACCCGCCCACGACCATTGACGAGTACGGCAACAAACACACGGGGCACGTCGCTTCGGATTATGGTTGCGTTGTCGGGTCAAGCCGCATAATCTTCGATAGTAAGATAAAAACGCTTTACCGGCGTTTTTATAGCGGCAAGCTCACCACAATTTTTTCGAGCGCGGGGGCGCTCCATTTGACACCGAATCATCCGGTATTGACCGCGCGCGGGTGGGTCGCTGCGCAAGACGTGCAACGCTTTGACAAGCTCGTCAAGATTCCCGGTCAAGTGCTCAAGCGAGTTGTGCAGAACGTACAACGTGACGTAGCCACCGCTGAGCAACTTTTTAATCTTTTTCAGTTGGTCAGCACGCCGCGCCGGGTTGACGGCCTCGCAACGCAATTCCACGGCGACGGTTTGCCACAGCACGAAATCAATGTTATTGCCGCCGACGGGGGCTTGTGCGACAAAATCTATAGCCTCGCGTTTAAGTCTTTCGGCAAATTCTTTTTCGCCGACGCCGATCAGGTGCGCGGGCTGATTACGAAATCGACCCTGCGCGACTTTGGCCCGAAACTCAGCCGTCTGTTTTTTACCGCGTGTCGCCTTATTAGCTTTTTTCGTGAGCGCCTGTTTTTCTTTGTGCGTCATTCGACCCATTCGCAAAAAGTTAGCCTGCGACCCGGTGCGCGGGGTGACGCCCGCCGCAAGAATCGTGCGACGAATAAGCAAGCGGCTAATCCTAAAACGCCGGGCGCAGGCCAATTCGCTAAGCCCGCTGACGTACAGCTTGACGATTTGGGCGGCGTTGGTGCGCAAGATTTCGTGCGCGCGTTGTGTGTTATTCATTCTAATTACTCCGGTTATGTGTTTAATTTTGAAACTGAGACAGGGGCATATTATGCTAACAGTTTGGCAAGTCACAATTGCCGCTGCTTTGCTGAACCCTCAAAAGGTAAGCCGCTGATTGATTTTGTGGTAGTTGCTTGACAATGTATGCCTGCTGCGCTAACCGCGCCTTATGAACGCTGTTTTATTTACTCAGTCTTTTGACGCCTGCGTGGGGCATGGCGACTACCCCGGCGCGTACGGCCCGGCTAAGCTATTTCTCAAAGAAATCAATTCTGTGGCAGACATGGAAAAGTTTTTGAAATCTAATCCCGGCATTTCGACGCAAACAAAATCTGAAATGGTCGAAGCAGTCGAAAAGAAGTTCGGCGCAAAAATAAACTGGTAAAAATGAACATAACGCAATTCACAAACTCTTTTGACGCCTGCGTGGGTCATGCACCGGTGCCCGTCGCCCGTGAAACGTACAATAACATCGAAGCACTATTTTATGAAAAAGACGGGCTGTTCTACGGCAGGGTTGGCGATTACGGGACAAGTGGCTATAGCACACTTGAAGCGGTGAAAAAAAAGACGCGTCAATACATTGACGACAAAAGCAGAAAATAGCAGACCGGGTAAACAAAAAATGAACATCACACAATTTACAAACTCTTTTGACGCCTGCGTTGGGCACGGTGCACTACAAGAAGCAGGCAGCGAAAAGGTAAACGGTAAAACCGTAAACTATTTTGCAACGCCTGAGGGCTATTACGTTTTACGGTACGACGGGCAGGCGCGCGACTGGTCGAACGAGAAAAAATATAGTACCCTTGATGAAGCAAAGCGCGCAGCAAAAAAAGTTGTTCACTAACAAATGACCCTACGTACCACAGTCGCCCACAACGCGCCGCAAACCACAACGGCGAAACACGAATTTCAGCAAAACATAATGACAGCGGATTTTTCCGCCCCTGTACTTTTCGCTGGCGTGTATGAATACGACGCGGCAGAGCTTGGCTTTGAAGGCGGCGGGCGCGTTCGCGTTTACTACCCGCCTGAAGCAATCGCCGACAAAGATTTTGTTCAGTCGGTTTTTTATTCTGTACTATCGGTGGGTACGCACGAGAAAAACACGCGTGAAGAAAACGCAAGCCCTGACGGCTTTATTCGCAAAGCAATTTACAACGATAAAATGAAAGCCGTTTTTGCTGAGGGCTATATCTACGGAAAGCAAAACGTCGAGTACGTCACGCGTAATCAAAACGCCGAAAAGTTCGGCACGTCGGCTTTCTTTCGCGCGACGTACAAACCGCAAAAAGGCACCACGCCCGAAGGTGAAGAATTTGACATGATCGGCGGCGACCTCGTTTGCAATCACTTGGCGATTTTGGAAAACCCCCGCGACGACAAAAATGTGGTTGTCATCACGAAGGTAAACAGGGCCGTGGCGCAGCACGTAAGACATGCTGTACGAAATCTTAAAAATTCAATTAAGGGGATTGTAAAAATGGCAGACACAGAAAAACCGGCGGTTGACAAGGACGAAATCCGAAACGCCCTTGAGGAAATCAAAAATGAAGAAGCGAAAGCGAACGAAATCAGCGACTTGAAAAACGCGCTCGCAAAAATGAGCGACGAACTCGCCGCGCTGAAACCAAAAACGGAATCAGCAAACGCTGAGCCGGTAAAGCCCCACGCAGAGCCAGACGGCGACGAGGCAAAAAACGCTGACGACAAAGCCGCTGAAGCTGCACACGGTCTGCCCGCGCAGGAAGTCGTCAAGGCTTATGCGAAGCACTACGGTCGCGACTTTGGCCGCGTGACTCCATCTTTTGCTGCACTCGCCGAAATCGCCGACATAAAGGCCGATGGCATCGCAGCAAAAGCGCGCGCAGTAGTTGCGCACGCGAAAGAACTCGAAGCGGGCGAAACCCGCACAGTCGAAACAGAACACAGCGCGAGCGGCTCTTTGTCGTTTGCCGGTTTTTCTAAAAACATCTAAGGCAGGCAAAAAATGGGACTATCTCCAAACCTACAAATCGGCGAAACGAACCCGACCGATTCAACGCTTCAGTTTAAGGCGTCACGCCTTGCGGCTCTGCCGCTTGTCGTACCGACCGCAGCCGCTGCGCTCCTGACTGACGGCGAAGTGCCGATTGGCTCACTCGTTTCGATTCAGGAATACCCGACCGGCGGCGTAAAAGCCGTTCTTGGCCCCGTGGCTGATTCTGACGACGAATACAACGTCGGCGTCATTATCGGATACGGCTTTATCGAACAGGGCCTGCAATCTGAGGGTCGTGGCGCAATCGCCCCGGCTAACGGAATTTTCAAAGCAGGTGACCGCGTGGTTGTCGTTACCGACGTGAACGAAGTTTACGCGGTGCCGTTCGTATCGGGCAGCGAACCGACACACGGCATAAGCACAGCTTACTTTACCAAAGCGGGCAAACTGACGTCAGTGTCAAGCGGCGGCAACGTCGCAGCAGAGGGCGCAGTCTTTTCAGGCATCGCCGGGCTGCAACTCACAAATCAACTGAAATCAGGCTATTTGTTTTACAGAAAATCAAGCCCGGTTCAACCATAACGCGCGCAGCGTAAGGAAGTAAAAATATGTTAGGCGAAAAACAACTTAGCGGCAAAGACGCAGCGCGTCAAAACCTCGAAAACTTTATGGCGTTTCATAACGCCGTTACCACTCAAAAAGTTCTGAGCGGTCAACTCAAACACGGGCAGGCGAACTACCTGTCGCTTGACAACGCGGCGAAAGAATACGTCGGCGCGGTGTCGGCACTCGTAGCGTTCGCAAACCCTGCGAGCGTGTCGCACAATAAGGCCGTTTCAGAAGTGAAGCACGGCGCAAACGGTGACACGGCGCTTTTGTCGCGCCTCGAACAGATTGGCCGCTCGTTCGGGCAGCAAATCATTTCGACCGCAACCGAAATTCAGAAAGCCGGGCTTGGCGAGGGCGCAGCGGTTCGCGAAGCGTTGCACAGCATTGCCGGCAATTCGGTTTATGACAACTTTGTCAACGTCGGCGTTCTCGCGCGTCAGCAGTACCAAAAAACGACCCTTGCAAACCTCTTAACTGAGGCAGGCGACGCTTACGCGCTGCCACTCGAAAACGGCACGACCGGCACAAACATTTCGCGCTTTCGTTTCCCAATCGAACGCACGTCAGGCTCACCAAAGATTTTTAACGGTGACGTTGCCGCGCAAGGTTCGCTGAAATTTGACGCAAATCAGGGCCAAGTGTCTTTCTTAAATCAGTTTAAGGACGCAATCACAATCGCGCAACCTTTCACTATTACTCAGGGCAGAAAAGACCAATATGCAGGCTATGAAAAAGCGGCGTCACCTACCCTCGCGGGCATCGTTCTGCAAAACCTCTATTATGAAGCACAGCAAACCGCTATCATGCGTATGCTTGAGCTGACCCTGTTCGACGGTTTCGGCGCTAACGCTGCATACCGCGACGACGGCGGCGACTATGGTCTGCTTTCAACCGGCATTCAATTGACGCTTAGCGACTCAGGCGACGCAACGCCCGCGCTCGCAACCGCAGCACAATGGGCGGCTAACTCGACAAAACTCGTTCAGGTTATCCAAAACCGCAACTACAAACCGGCGACCGTTGCCGCGCCTTTCCCGGCTGACGCAGACCCGACTAATGTCTATAAAGACGTGTTGCGACTTTTCAACCTGTATGAACAGCAGTATGTTGATTTTCAGCCTGAAAAACTCGTTCTGCTCGTGCCGCCCACAACTTACGGCGCACAGGCAAGCTACCCTTCAGGTGGCACGTTCAACAAAAACCTGCGTGAGCTGATTCAGTCGGCTAACTCTTCAATTCTGCGAAACATTGTGATTGAAGAAAGCCCCCTCATGGGCTACCGTGCGGCAAATCAGTTTGGCGAAGCGGGCAACGGTTGCAATATGTTTGCCCTCGTCGTGGTCGGCGCACCGCCTGAGAAAAAGCCCCTGATCATGCCCGCGCAGTCGGTTATCCCTCAAGTTGTAGCGTCGAACGTGAACGCTATGTCGATGGAGTATTATGCGCAAACTGTTACGGGTGGCCTCGCTTTCCGTAACTATGGCGGTGTGTTTCTCATGAAATTTGACGTAGCAGCCTAAAACACAGCATGACAGACGCCGAATTTATCGCGGCGATAAAGCGCCGTCTGTCAAACGCTGCTATCCCTGACGACGAGTTGCAGGGGTATTTAGAC